GAATTAAAGCCTCCGTATTCTACGAAGAACAGCAGCTTCACAGCCTGTAGCTGCCAGAAAAGCCATTGCGACCAGCCAGAGCCTCTGTTAGATGCCATTGAACGGAACCCACTACGTGTCACACCAACCATTGGGTAGTAGCCGCTCACACTAGACAGCAAGTCGTTTGCTGTGTCAATTCGCCCCGAATTATCGCCAAGGTTCAGACCATCAATGTAGGAAACTGCACTACTATCATACACACTAGCTTGGTAGGCACCGATATAAAACGCTGCACGTTCGCCTGTATGTCCCACGTAATGCCACATGCCAACAACAGAGTCATATTGCAACGTACCCCCTTTAGCAAATGCAGGGTGGAGCACGAAGCCGCTACGGGGCACTTCTGAGATTTCTCTGATTACTTTCCCATAAGCTGCCGTGGCCACTCTTACGTAGAACTTTGGCACCTCTACCATAACCTGACCGTCTGTACCATCAAGATTAGCAGGAGATCCATCGGCTTTTAGTGTGGAGTCATCTGAATGCAGATAGTAGTTTACTGTACCATTAGAGTTAAGTACGCACCTACGCATCCCTTCGTGGACAGGAGTGACGCCTGAGTTATAGGTTTTACGACTGAATGAGTCGCTACTAGTGCCCCATATTACGTCTGCTGTAGTGCCAGCCAGAGTGTCAATGGCGTCCTGTGTGTTTGTAACACCTAATTGACTAGATGAGTCGTCGTAGTCCGTATAAATAGCCTTACGAAAATTCTTCACGCTCTCCGCATCAGGATATTTATCGGCAACCCCGTCTTCAGTCTCTTGACCCGTCGCTTTCTCAACAACACCTGATATTGTTTCTGTAGCGGACTGTTTAATGTTAGAAAACGCTGCGGGTGCGTCAGCAACATCAGATAGGTTACTTGCTTCGTCAAGATACCTATTATCACTTTCAGATTTACTATAGACATCAAGATTGGTGCGAGCAGTTGCTACATCGGCTACATCACTTAAATTACTAGCTTCATTCAAGTATTGCGCGTCAGACTCGCTCTTAGAATAAACGTCAAGATTAGTACGAGCCGCTGCTTTATCAGGCAAGTCAAACAGATTGTCAGACTCGTTCAGATAGTTGCTGTCGCTCTCACCTTTACTATACACATCAAGGTTGGTACGAGCAGTTGCTACAGAAGATACGTCAGAAAGATTGTTAGCTTCCTGCATGTATTGACTGTGAGGATCAGCAGCATTCTCGTGGTCTGTCAAACCACCTTCAGCCACCAGAGACGCAACTGTTCGTATGCGTGTTTGACTATTTTGTACTAGAGGGACTACCTCAGTACCAGCAAGAGGATCTGCTCCTACTAGCTCACTAATTTTAAATTCAGCCATAAATTAAATTCTCCGTAAATTTATGAGGAGAAGCCATAGCCCTCAATCATAATGAAATCATCACTCTCTGTTTTGAGAATGCTGTCAGATTCTGTTATCAAGTTAGAAGGTGATTGCACAATCCTGCCGTCACCAGTGTATTCAGTTTCATACGAGATAAGTTTCAAATAACCGTCAAAGTGATTGAGCGTATAACCAGATGACGTTGTGAAGTCACCACCAACACGCATCTGATAACCCTGAAGGTTGCTTCCACCAACTGCTGTATCTATATCAACTAGACGGTAGTCGTTATTGATATACACGCTGATGAAGTCACCGTTATACGTAAGCTTCACTGTGATCTCGTCTGAAGTGTACTCAGGAATCACTAAGTTATCGCCTTCGGTGCCATTCTCAACTCTAAGTTTCCATAGCTTTTCCTCACGATATAGCGCAACCACAAAATCAGAACTTTGCGTGATGAAAGCAAGCTGTGCGTCTAGCGTGTCTGCAAGTTGCTCTACAGTGATCGTGAACGTGCCCAAGTTGTTATCAATCTCTATGTCCCATGTACGAGTTAATTGCTCGTTAGGAGGCTCTATGAGAAGCCCATAAGCTTCCAATGTAGAAGGGTTATAGTCAAACCTTGGAGCATTCACAGGGGCTGTTATGAGCGTTCCTGTTTGATCGTAGTAGTCAGCCTCATAGGGTCTTGTAAAATTGAATAGCTCTGAGAAATTCACCAAGCCTGTAGTGGATGTATTAGGGTCAAACACACGATATTGCTGTGTGACAAAATCAGCAGAGAATGAGAAAGGTTCTTTGTAACCAATCAGTATACCCAGAGGCTTATTGAGAAATCTCTCACCAAGCTCAATCTCGTCTAACCCCGGAAATGCTGCAAGCTCAGGGTCATTGTAGAGACGCCCAATGTTAATGATGATCTGCCCTTCAAGCTCTTCGTAGTTGACTGAATCAACCCCAAAGATTTCCACACACCCGTCAATGAACGATGTAATATCAGCTTGAGAGGTGTTCTTGAGAATCTTCAATCGGAGTATTCTACGATACTCTCTGTCTGTTAGTTCACGAGCACCAAACGAAGGATCTCTGATAGACTTGTAAGGGCCAAATGTCCGTTCTGTATCGCTTATTGATCTATAAGGAGAAGCGCCTGTTGCGCCTTCAAACCCAAAGTAAGGAATAGTGGTACTGTTGAGCAGTGTGCGAGGTTGTCCTACAATATCACCAATAATATCCAACTGCTCACCTTCAGATGAGTCTAAGCTTCTGTCTTGCATCAACTGCTTAACAGTGGACTGAAGCTCTTCTCTACCTGAGAGTAGGAGTTGTAAATATCGTAGAACAACGTCTTTATTCTGAAACTGAGTTGTTACCAGTTCTCTCGCTTGCTCGTTGTAATCCACTTCCTCATAAGGGTTTGTCTCTCCTTCATAACCAATGATAGGAGATTGTTCAATCATTTGCTGTCATCCTTATGGTTATGTTGCAGTGACTTCGATATTACCAAGCTCAAGCTTTGCAATCTGATCGAAGTTAATTGAGATATTGCTAGTGCCTGTAGGGCTTGCTGTAGTGTCTACAAACAAACTATCTACGAAGTGTCCCGGTACAGAGTTGACAGGTGTGTAGAGACGAGAGTAATTCACAGGCTCACCAACACCAGCGTTGTCACGGATGTACTCAAAGATAGCGCCGCGAATCTGCTCAACACCGTTAGTCGGGAAGTCTCTATCTGTAGTGACAGCAACAGAAACGTAGATGTCAATAAACTCAGGACGTTGCAGATATACGGGCTTTAGATTGCCCTGCTGGTCCAAAATCTCCACAACGACATTGCCTGACGTAGCAATACCAGCAGGCTTATTACACCAAATGGTGTAAGCAATCTCTTCCTCAAGGCCACCACGAATCAACACACGAAACGAATGCGGAGGAAGACCGTTAGCATCTGTAGAGCTTGTCTCGTTCTCATGCACACGTACATCTGTCACGCCGTCAACATTCAATAGTTGAGAGCGCAGAGCTTCCATGATATTGCTACCACGAGTGTACTTAGTTTCATTGAACCTAGCTCGTAGCTCTGCGTCTGTTTCGCCTAGAGAGCCTACAACAGTGGAAGTGATTTGCTCCACACTATCCCAACCAGAAACAGGTGTTGCAATTACGTCAATGGTGCCTTTGGACTGTTGCTTAGGGCCAACTTCAGCTGCCTCTACAGTGGTTCCTTTCACTGTCTTATTGAAATATAATGTTCCAGTGACAGAGTAGGATGCCTGACTGACTTGGTTGTCAGCTTCAATCTCAATGAAATCGCCACTGACATTAGCTGTCAGGAGTGTCCCAAGGTTTGTATTGATCTGGTTTGTGAGCGCATTTAGAATGTCTAGTGAAACATCACCAGCTTGAGCAGTGTAACTAAAAGCAACTGTGTTATTAGAATCTTGATATGTGATTTCATACACACTGCCCTCAGCTACTGTCTGCAAGCCAATACTCACACCAACAACGTTAGTAGAATCAAAAATAACGTCTTCAATGATATTGAACTGAGTGTTGGTAAGGCTTGAGCTTACTACAGAATTCTGTGGAACGATAATGCCGCTAGTAGCTCTCAGAAGCACCCTAGCGGTAGATGCAGTAGCACCCCTACGCACAATGCCTGACAAAGCTACGAGGTTATCCAGAGCAATACCAGAGGCGCTGTTGGGATCAAACGCAAGATACACTTCCTGAATTGCTTCCCATAGGTCTGTCTCTGAGAGAGCAGCGATATTAACCAATCGCCCTATCGTAGATGCCTCTGAAGTATCTAGCACATCACCAGCAGGCACCAAGTCACTGAAAATGTCTGTTGCGTTACGTCTAATACTATCCCGAATATCGGGAAGCCTTTTTATTTCAAGACCTTCATCTGTAATTCCTGCCATGTTTGCCTCT